ACACAGTGTCTAACGCAACAGCGTCAGCAAAGAAAGCAGGGTATACAAAGAACCCAAGTCAGCATGGTTACTGGCTAAAGAAAAAGTATGATAAAGAAATAAGAAGTATCAACGAATTAAAGATTACTTCTACCTCTAGTCTAGCAATCAATGTGTTAAAAGATTTGTTAGTTAATTCAGAACAAGACTCAGTTAAACTTAACACAGCAAAACTATTGCTTGAGTTAGGTAATTACTCGCAACAAAATATTAACCTAAGTGTTGATGATGTAAGTTCTAAAACAGATGAAGAGTTGGTTAAAGAATTAAGAACCTTGATTACTAAAATGCCAAGCATTGCACCTGACTTAGCTGAGGGTATACCTGCTATACCTGTAGAGCAAGAAGAAGAAGTTAAGGTTAAACATTAAGTTTTTCTAACGCTGAATCCTCAAGGTCTCTAAGTCTTGACATAATTAAAGTATATCCTTTCTTAATAGATAAGAACCCAGCTTTATCTAACCCTATCATTATCATTCTTGAATCATCATCAAAGATAAACATGCCTTCCTTACAATGATTACACTTTTCTATAGTGTTATTAAATACATTCTGCCCCACCCCATTACAAAACGGACACGCCTGTAATAAAGATTCAACAAGACAGCAATCAATAATAGTTCTGATTGTATTGCTTCCTTTCTTTAGTTTCACGTCTTCAAAAATATCCAACGCATCTAAATAAAAAGAATAAAACAAGTCTGACCTAGACTGATTATCATTTAAAAACTTAGCCATGATAATAGCTACCTCGTCCTTAGTTAAGTTAGCATAAGACAAGGCAGTATTAATATCCTCAGCAGTAACACTATCGTGAGACTTACCCATACCTATAGCTGTCATGTCTACCGTCTTAGGTAGTAGTAGTGTTAGCATCTCTAGTTTCATTTTCCAAGACTTCTATTGTGAAGTATACCTCCAATTTTTTTTGTAAAGTTTTTAATTGTTTCTTTGTTGTCATGATACTCGCTTTCTTGCAGATAATATTCTGCTGTATGTATAGCTTTAATTACATGATGTGCAGGATATTTTCTTGTATAAGAATTTAAAATGCCCTTCCATTTATAATTATAAGGAATCCATGTGTCCAACTCATAATCTTCTAAAACATTAAGGTAAGTTCCTTGTACCATTTGTTGCATTTCTTCTTTAGGTGTTTGATTATCTGATTCAGCTAACTCACTTGCAATATCACTTTTATCCCATTCACTCATTTAAGTCCTCCTTTGGATAATAAACTTCTACATAAGAACCACAGCTGGGGCATGATAGGTTTGTTACCATAGAATATTCCTCGCTATCCTCAACATCATGGTCTCCTCCCCATATTAGTTCCGTGTTGCAGTTCCAACAGTTCATGCGTTGTCTTTTAACTCCTTCATAGTTTTTGCTTTATATCTTTGGTTAGAATACTCACGCATTTTTCTAAGCCTATCCTCTGTTTCTTCAGGCGTTTGATTAGCAATTCTGTTTTTCTTTTGCTCCAAGATAAACTCTTTCTTTTCATTGTACCTCTTCAAAGAATATGCACGTTTCTTAGCACGATTCTCAGGGTTTCCGTACCACCTGTCCCAGTTAGCTTTCCAATCCTTTGCCATTGATTACTCCTTTGCTTTTTTTATTTGTATGTTTGCTGACTGATATCCTTTATCCTCATCAAACTGTCCCCATAAAGAGATGTCATAAGTCTCTCCTTTCTTAATCTCAAAGTCTTCATACGCTGTAAACTTAGCGTTACTTCCTATAGGTTTAGGGTTAGTACCTTCGGTCTCCTTGTGTATGTTCATCTGTTTAAATAACACCGATATAACATCGTTGTATACTTCATTAAAAAATAATTTAATTGTTATCTTGTCCATTGTCTTCTCCTTTTGTTAGTGCATTTTGTTTATATCAGGAACTAATGTTACCTGTATATATTTTTGACTGGTAGGGTCTAATGTATCTAGCGTACTCATTGTTTCACTATCTAATGTACCTATTAACTCATCTATCAATCCTTCTACTGGCTTTCCTTCTGCTGTATCTTCATCAATACGACCTTGGTTCTCAAGGACAGAATGATAATGTTTACAGAAATCATTTATTGCTTCCATATTATTGTGAACTGATAAACCATCTCCAACCTGATGACTTTCAGAAAGTTTATGATTCAATCTCCTTTCCCTTCTGCTTGACATGGCAACATCAAGCACACCTTTTTTGTTTTCATCTGCCCATACCATAAATATTCTCATACTAATCTCCGTTCTGTTGATAGAACCCCTTCTCTCTTCTTTCATTTGCACTTACAGTTTGAAAGAGTCTGAGCTTGTGTTCTAAATTATTAATTTTCCCAGTCGATAATGACTCGGATTGTTTTGCATCAGCAATCATGTCGTTATATTTAATAACATCTTCGTCTGTGTTTGCTATTGCATCTCTCATAGGTTGCGTTGCTTTTAATTCAGCCGTATTAATTAGAGCCAAAGAGAAAGCAACCTCTCTTTTCTTTGTGTATTTATATACATCACCAGTAGCCTTCGCCCTAAGTTCTACCAGTTTAGCGTGGTAGTCTAAGGCTTGTTCTAATTCTAATTGAGGTAGCTTAAACATTAGACACCTTCTTTACGTTAGTAATCTCTGTGTAAGGACACTCCCTTTTGTATATAAAGTCTTGCTTACTATTTCTCTTGGTCTTAAAGTCTTTGTCTAACTCTCCTTTAACAAGATACCTAGAAAACTCATATACTTTTGGAAGCATAAAGTTATCTACATAATCTTTATTGTAAGGAATGTTAAACACTTTTGAGTTACCCATTTGATAGATACAAAAGTAAGTATGATTCCTCCCTGTTAGATACTGTTGAAAATATACTTGGGGTAGATACCTTGTGATATATTTATCATAATCATCTTGAACAAAGTAAGGGGCTTTAACTTCCACTACACCGTCTGAGCCTACATAACCGTCAGGCGTACAAGATAAATTTACGTCTATATTATCTGACCTTTCTAAAGGTCTTACCGTGTTTACCTGCTCTCCTAACAACTCAGTACCACAGTTACGAACCAACTCACCTGTTGTTATCATTACCTGTGCTATGCCGTACTTCTCACACTCGTTGCCGTGTGCCACGTACTCTTCATTGACAGGCTTGTCTTCTTTATTACCAACCAGTATCTCGAAGTGATTTTGCCTAGAGCAATAAGCGTCCATGCCTATTACTCTTGCTATCATACTGGCTCTTAAGTTATATACTTTGACCAAGTTCCTCTACTCCCATAGGTTTACCCTGCTTTAGATTCTTTTCTAATTGCTTAAGGTCTCCTCCTATATCTTGATTAACTTTATTGTCTACAACTTTCTTTGGCTTATCATTGACAGCTTTGCCACTGGGACTGTTGCCGACAGCTTTGTTGCCGTCATCATCTTCTGAAGGAAGACCGTACAAAGATTGTAGTCCGTATCTTTTTGCATAGGTTATGCCTGACCCTAGTTGATGTGGGTTAGTCATGTCTTTGCAAAAGACTGGTACTTTACATTTGATAGATTCAACAGTATCAATATGTCTTATGCTGGTTTCAACAAAGACTTGCATATCATCTGTAAAGTTTACCTCTTGTGTAAACACAAGACCAAACTGACTGCCTTGATTGACTGCACTAATCACATTTTCCAATGTGCTGTACTCCGATTTAAAGTGTGGGTTAGTACCACCTTTAGATGCACTGACGCTAAGTTTTTGAAACTCATTCAATGCTGTTAATAGTTTGCTCATATGTAACCTCCGTTACTTTGATTGTGAGTAGACAGCTTATGGTCTGTCTACTCGTGAATCCTCCCACCACGGAAGGGTTATTTCCTACTATATTATAGTAAAACAAATAAATAGTCAAACATCATTCGTCTATTAACTTATTCATTTCACCTAACAAATACTCCTCAGTACCAAACTTGTCCTCGAACACCTTAGTGTTGTGGTGTATACCAGTGTTACCTTGGTGATGTTCCCAACACAATCCGATTACTTGTTTGCTACGTTGCCCCATACCTGCCCCACTTAAAAGATGATGCACACATGGGTCGCTACGTATACCGTAGTGAAGTCGGCAGACGATACAGCCTACCGACACCACATCTTGGTAGTGTTTACGCATAGCAACTGTGGGTTTCTTAGCTATAAATTTTGTGCCTGTTCTTCAAGGTACTGAGTATCAACTTGTATACCTTGCTTAATCTCTAACAGCTTATGATAAACCGTACCGTCCTTACAATGTGGTAAGAATTTATCAATGGAATTTACAAACTCATAGTTGTTTATAATCTGAGCATTAGCCTTGCTAAAGGCAATCATCTCAGGCGTAACATCTTGTTGGTTTTCTTCTTCCATGCCCTGCTCATCAGGTTTTATTATATCTCCGTGCATATCAATGTCCTCCGTTTTAGTATCACCGTGTTCATCGTAAGTTACTTTCATTTCCTACCCCCTATATTATATTCAAGCATGTATGTAACATACCTTGCTCCAGTCTCACTGTCTTTCTCATCTCTAGTTGTTATCTTGTAGCCTTTAGCTTTAAGGTTAAAGATAATAGCTGACAACCTAGTTGCTCTGAACTTTGTAATAGCTGTCCATGTATCTATCTCCCCTTTCTTCTTCAGGTACTTTAATACTTCCTCTGTTTTATTTACTTTCTTTTTCATACTTACCTCTGCGTGTGTTGTTTAGTTTCTTTTTGTCTACGTTGTCCATAAAGTCTGTCAATATTTTACTGGGTCTGTGTTCCAGTGGGTCTCTTGGTTTGTTGCCTAGCTTCTTAAAGTCTTCTATCTCTTTCAAGTGAGCTAGACTTTTTATCTTCTTATCAGATAACTTCTTACATACCTGAACCACCTCTCTCAAGTCAGGACACCAGTCCTTACCCTCCATAAGTGGTGAGTCAGGGTGAAACAAATCACCCATAACATCTTTGATATGTGGTATACCATTCAATGTCTTCTTCCATATCTTAGCCGTCATTGTGATACTACCCTTGCTATCAACAGCACTACCGTATGACGACTTAAACTTATGACCGAACATTGAGTGCATCATCACAAAGAAGTTACCTATATCTTTATCAGATAACACTACTTCCTCCTATCAAATATGGTTTGTTCCGAAGGCGTACACCCTGTCTCAGATTTACCTGTTATTAATCTGTCCTCATGACATGAACAAGGGTGTGGTTCACCCTCATCTGCTGTGAGTTTATAACAAGTTGTTATCTCATCACCATATTTAGCCCTCGCATAACATACAAAGTCTGTCATTGGGTTATACTTCATCACTACCTCCTAATAATTTAATTCTCTCTGCTTCATTATCAGCAACACTAATCTTTTCTTTTATATTATTATCTATTCTATTCTTATCTATTCTAGGACGTACATTCTTATCAGTCTCTCCGTAGTTACTTCGCACTGCTCTTGTATAATTGTCTTGTATTTCCTTGAGTTTAGGCACTGTGATTTCAATACTT